ATCATTTTCAATTTCTAATTGATCAATGTCTGCTTCTTCTGCATCATTTTCTGCGCTAAGTGTTTTAATGTCAGCCATGCTATGGTTGTTTGCTTTACGCACCAATGTAGCCAATGCACTAAAATCATCAGTTGCATCAGGATATTTTGCTTTTGCTACCTTCAGCATGTTTTGTGTTTCTGGATCCATTGTGGATTCAGTAAGTTGCTCAATATATTCGCGCAATGTTTTCATTTTAATATTCGTCGTCTTCTTCTAGTCTACCACGTAGATCAGTTACAGAACCTGTTTGACTATTACTACGCAAAAATGCTTCAAGCCACGGGCGAGTGTATGCACCAACAACATTACCTACTTCTTTAGTAGATTCAAGTTGATTCGCAATTCTAACCGCTTCCGATAATGCTTCCTCGAGTTGATCTATTAGATCAGCCGCGTGGCTAGTGCCTTCATCATCCCAAAGTGCTTCTTGGACTGGCTGTTCTAATGAACTACCGTTTTCAACAATCATCGCATATTTTTTTAATAAGTCTAAACTCATTTTGTTAGACCTTTTAACAAGCTAGTATATTTGCTCCAGCTAGTATCTTTAGCTTCAGCAACTGCCATCGGATTGTCACCTGGTTGTGCAATTTTGTAAGCACGTTTAGTAGCATGTAAGTCATTGCCACTCGGAATAGCTGCATCAATGCCAGCAGTTTGTTCACGTGGGCTGTTTACATATTCTGGATCACGTTCTTCGTCAACTGCATCAATCATACCTTGTGCAATAGCTGACTCTGCATCTTGTGGTAATTCAACTGCTTGTATTACTGGTTGTGCTGTAACTTGTTCCATGCCTGCTAGTTTACGGAATAAGTTAAGTGCATCTTCTTGACCGTTAGCAGTAATGTTGACATTAATATCTTCTTTAACTGTGTAACGTTTACCAGCAACTTCGAACTCTTTAGCACCACTTGCTTTAGCAGCTGCCAATGCACCTGAGAATTCATTGCCTTCTGCCATTTCTGCTTCTGGTAAGGAATCCATATCAACATTAATTTCAGCTGGTGGATTAGGTAGTAATTCAGCTTCATTAACAACACCTGCGGCGGCATAGAATTTATCATGGCTGAAGCGTGGATTTTGTTGTTTAAATATATCAGCGTGATGTTGTGCTAACTCTTTACGTTTAGCCTCATCTGGAATATTTTTAATTAAATCTGCTACCATACGGAAGTCTTTACGGCTTGCAGCTTCATTAATTGAACTTTCGTCTAACTCTTCTAAGCTAGATCTTTCTAATCCAATTTCTTGTGCTACATCAGTTTCGGCAACAGGAGCAGGCAATCCAGCTAATGCTGCAATTTCATCTAATTCTGATACACCACCTAAGTGACTGTTCATTGGAACGCCACATTCTGCAACTTCTTTAGAGTAATGACTATATGATGTTGCTACATCACCTAAGAAATCTTCGTCCATTAAAAGAATGTTTCTAGCACGATTAGGTTGTATACCCTGCGCTACCATTTCTTTACGTACTGCATCAGCAAATTCGCTATCTGCTGTGTTTAAATTAGGATTCTTTTCACATAATGCTTTAGCAACTTGTTCATAGAAGTAGTCTGTTTCTTCCATTACACGGCCTTCAGTTACTTTAGCTAGTTTAGCTTTTTTCAATTCGGCTGAATTATTAGCAATTTTATCGCCAAATTTGATGCCTTCATCTAAATCGCTAACGTCATCTTTCTGTGCAGCGCCACCGTAGGCTTTGCCGGCAACTTTACGGATTGGTGTGTTAGTGTCATCTTTACTACCCATTGCACGCTCATCTTCTTGGCGATCTTTGATAGCCTGTAGACGTTTACGTTTAGCGATTGCATCGGCATTAGGAGCTTCTGGCTCATCGTATGATGCTTCATTCATAGTTGCTTCTTTCTTTTTCATTGCTGCAACATATTCTGCTATTGTACAGTCTGGGTGTTTAGCTTTGTATTTTTCGTAGTTAGCTTTGAACTTAGGATGTTTAGGATTATACAACTCGTAAGGGCCTTGTCCTTCTTTAATTTTTAATTTGCTTGTTAGGTCATTTGAGTCGCCACCGAACATATCGTTAAACGCACCTTTGGCATTGTTTTTATCTTTAACTGCTTTCTTAGGTGGTTGATTAAAAGATGAGGAGTGACGTACACCGTATTCATCGTAGTCGTCGCTACTAAAAGGTTCAGCTTTTTTTTCCTTAACAGCTTGCTTCATTGGCTCTTTCTTGTCGCCATCTTTATCTAAGTCTAAGAAGTCTGGTTTAGCGGCAGCTTCTTTAAAAGTTTGATATTTTGCTTCTAAACTTTTAACTGCTTCGGTGATGCTACCACGTGCATCTACGCTTTCGTAGACTGTAGTAGCTTCTATATCTGGCGTCGATGCGGCAGTATCAGAAATGCCTTTTAACTTGCCTAAGATGTTGTAGATGTTGTTGCTCATTTTATTATTTTCCTTTAACTGGGCTTGGTATTTTGTTTTGTACTGAGCCCACTGGGCTTTGTGTTCCTTGCGGTAAATCATTTGTTGTTTTACCGTTTGCCGGTTCGTTGCCAGCAATTTCAATCTTAGTTTTACTTAGTTCTTTAAGAAAACTACCCTGGCTGTATGCTTTACTGGCTTCTTCACCACTAGCACATTCATCAGCTGAGTATTCTTTATCTAATACTGCTTCACCTTTTTTAAATTCACGCACATCGTTGCCTTCTAAATCCCAACGACGTTGTTCTTCTGGGTGATTTGGTATAGTTACAACAATATTACTTTGAGGAATACCGGCACGCTCACTAACAATAGCAAGTAGCTGTGAATCATTTACTGGATACGTAAGCACAACGTCCATTAAATAGATTTGGCAATTAGCCATACTCGGAAAATCGATGTCGCTAGATTTAATTGGCAAGCGTTTAGCTTTACTAAGACTTTCTAATCCATAAGCATCAAGTGCCGCTTCTAATGCTGCTAATTTCTCCGCTGGATCAATGTTAGCAATCTTAATGCGAAACTCATAAGTCTTGTGACTTTCAGTTAAATGTTGTAGAAAATTCTTCATAGTTTTATATATCCTTACAGTTATTTATTCAAAATTGCTGTTTTAATCTAGCTTACCTTTACCTAATATCTGCGCTAGTAGTGCGTTGCGATCAAGCACTACACCTGCTGTGCCGTCAACTGCATCAAGTAACTTGTCGCCGTCTGTTTTGCTGGCATCTTTAGCCGCTTGCTGATCTAATCGCATCTTTTTAAGTTGTAGGTCAATCGTACGTATCTTGCGATCAATCTTAGCCTGTTTAGCAGTAATAGCATGTCCTAGCAGGGTACCCGCTGTGGCTAAAATATGCCCGCTAAAGCGTGCCTCTACATTCATGCCCAAATCCATTAGGTCTTGGAACTTGTCTTTAGCTAGATCACTTAATTCATCTAGTTCTTTATCTGTTACGTCTAAGTCGTTAACATGTGGTAATGCCGCATCAATCTTATCAATAGTAAGATCCATTTCTTCAATCATTGCTCTGTTTTCTTCTATAGTAGTGGTGGTTTCTTCTACTGTAGGTTCGTCAGTGGGAGCGAGGTTAAATAGTTCTGAAAGCTTCTGAGTAATTTTAAATCTCCTTTTCCATCCAAACACGTTTACCATCAACTAATTTCCAGGTTTTACCTTTGTGGTTCTTCCCTGCAATGGCACCTACTTCTTTAATTCTAGCGATACGTGTCGGCGTGTTTTTAATCCAAGATGCTGTTTTGGTCTTTTTCTTTCCTTTCATTCCGGCTTTCATATTTTCAATACGTGTTGCTGTCCAGTTTTTGGGAGATGCAATCTTCTTGTACATTTCTTCTTTTTTACCACAATCCATATTGTTCATTCGTGTTTTAGTAGCTAGGCTGATTTTTTTCTTAGATTCGTCTGATTGCGTACTTCTTCCTTTAATAGGGGATACTCTACCAGTCATCTTTTCGGAGTGTTTCTTTCTACCTGCAGGACCCATATCCCCGCCATCTCCTTCTTCAGCTTTTAAGTTAGCCCAATCGGTACTATCAACAATATTCCATAATGTAGAGTAATAGATGCCCCATTCTTTTATTTTAGCAGGATCATCTGTTTCTAATAGAATTTGTGTGGTTACATCATTACCATGTTTCTTTAAGTGTCTACTCCATACAATTCCAGACCCTTTGTATTTTTCTGGGTCTTTAATAGTTTTACCTAGATATCTTAATCCGGTAATATTATGAGTTTTTAAATAAAGATATATTGTCATAGTAAACTATTTATTTTGTATAGGTATAACATTATATTTTGTTTGGCGTATGTTTGTACTCTGATTATTGTTGCATACATCGCATAATCCAATATCGCGAGTACTAGTAGTATAAAAATGATCAAGCTCTGCATCAGTCACATTAGTTAAATCTAATGGTTTATATTTTAAATATTTTTGCCAATCTGGATCATCAAGTTGTCCTTTTATTTCTAATAGATACGGTAATACAAAAAACCAACTACATTTGTACAATTTAGATTCTACCAGTGCGTGACAGTGCGGCATGCCGCATCCGTTAGCATAAGATCCTGCAGGATCATTAGTAGCATATGGTTTTATTTGTCCGTCAACTTCAAAATATCCAGCTTTAAAATCTGCCAATCTTGATACTTGAACTGTATTTGATTTTACATGATATATTTCAGCCCACGACGATAATTTATGTAAATTAGTTGATGTTACTGCATCTTTATTATTTTTAAGCCAGTCTACATCAAGTGTTAACGGTATAGACGAAACTTTGTCAGCAGCTAAGTTTTTAACAAATTTATCTAACTTAGCATGATATTTTTTTGCTATGACGTCGCTTGAGAATAATGTAAAATGATCAGTTATGTCCACATTGCAAGGGTGATAAGTTTCACATAGTGTTAATAATGGTTTTTTAAATTTGTCTATTAGCAGGCCATTGGTTAACAAACAGATCACGGTAGTCGGATAGTATTCTCGGATTTTTTTAACTATAAGCTGTACTTTATCCCAATATAGGAACAATTCGCCGCCAATAAGATCTATCGATTCTGGATCAACATACTTACTAAGATCTTCTATACTTTTGTATATTGATTCTATTGTTGGATCATATCGAGTATCTTTAATGAAGTCGGATCCGCTAGAGCAACCACGACAACTAAGATTACACCGATGACCATATATTATTTCAACTGTTTTTAATTTAATTCGTTGCATGGCGCCTAACGTTTAACATTTTTAAAAATATCAAATTCTGATACTACTCTAAATCGCATACCGTGTGCCTTAGCCCATTGATCTGCCATGGCCCATTTAGCTAGGTTAATAGCTACTGATAGTTTGTCACGATAGCTTTTAGCTGCTTCCATTGTTGTTTCTTTACTAGGCTTAATTTCAATAAGTTCAGTATGACGTTGTTGATTTGCATCTAAATAAACTACAAGAAAATCCGGAATATATACAGTATTTTTACCCGTTACTGGATTACGATATGGAATAGTAATTGCTTCACTGGCCCAATTAATTATAGATGGATTATTGTCACAGAAGTTCATAAACGTGAATTCCCAACTTGATCTATATGTAGGTGCACGTTTACCGATATACTTCTCGGTGTTGGTTATTTGATATTTTCCGTTGGCGTATTTTGCCATTATGCAAGTATAGCCCGGGCTATATATTTGTTCATTTGCGGGCTATTACTAAGTCCAAGTAAACTGGTGCTAACCCTGTTTAGATTAAGAAACATTGTTAGATATGCATTAAGTTCATTTTTATTTAATTTACGAAATTCGTCAAGCAGTGTTATCGGGTCAATTCCCTGCGTTTGAGCTGTATATATCACAGCTGAGGCAAGGGATAGGCCGCTGTCTTGATTACCTGTTACAGTTTGAAAATACCCTACCATAGCATCATTGGCATTTTGGCTAATAGTATATTCAGGTTTAAAAAAATTATTAAAATATTCTGTTGTACTATTTGTGTTAATATTAGATGGTAAATTTCCAGTCACTGACATATTGTTTCCTTTAGTTCATATTTCCTGAGATACCAGAAGATTTTTTGACACCCACTAATCCCGGAATTGCAGTAGTTGCCTTAGATAATCCTGCCTGTACACTAGATATAGTTGGCACAAATACTGTGCTTTGTGTATTTTGACCACGCAATATATTTGTTGCAGTTTGTTTAAGTTCAGCAGTTGCTGCAGATTTAATATCAGTGTTTTTAACATTTCTTCCCGTGCGCAATGCACCTAGTGCAGCGGCACCAAAGTTACCCGAGGCTAAGTTAGTTATTACATCGCCTGCACCTTCTATTATACCACCTTGTCCAAATACACTATTAGTGCCACCGCCTAAACTTGTTAGCGGACTAGCTGTTTTATCATAATGTAGTTGTGCAAATCCTTGTACTTCGCCGCTGGAAACTGGACCCGATTCATAATGTATTGCTTCGTATGCCACCGTCATACTATGTTCCATAGGACTATAATCGCCAGCTGTATGTTGTCCGTGAGCAAAACTTTGTATCGTTGGATTTATTAAAATATAACTACTAAACGATTTTTGATGTAGACTATAAATTCGAATAGCTGTAATGTAATTAGGGGCGCCGGTACCATTAGCCAGTGGGCTAAATCCCCAGTTTTGCGAAGTACGTTTCTGATATTTAGATTCTTGTTTATATATCTGTTCTTGTTGTTCCCAATCTCTATAATAGTATTGATAATAGCCTTGCCAAAAATCACGCACTACGTTAGAACTATCATCATGGAATGTAAGACTAACTGGATCATAGTTAATTCTTTCTTGATGGATCATTTTTCTATTGTATGCGTTTAATACCTTATTTTGCACTGAGAATTTAGGCAATGTAACTGTTTTTGCCATCATGCCAATTTCAGTATTATCACCAGGTTTTATATTCGGGTTGATATCAATGAACACATGGAACATTGATCCAATTTTAGGACTAAGTCTATATAAGCCGTCAACAAAAGTCTTAGAGGCATGTTGCCAGTCTTTGATATTATCGCCTGTGCCTAATTGTGTTAATAGTTGGTTAAAGAATCCGGCTGCCATTTGTGCTATCCATTTATATTATTTATCGCCAAAAAAAAGCTCGGTTAATAACCGAGCTTTTAAGTTGTTTCGTTTACGGGTATTAACCAGTAATTGTACTGCCCAATGTTCTTGCAACAACACTACCAACACCTGTACCAACTGGAGTTTGTATAGCATTATCGTAACGGATTGTTAGGCCAATTGTCATAGCTTCGTTAGTACCGTAGTTAGAATCACCATAGTCTGCACTTGACAAGTAGCAACCATACATTTCCCATGATTCAAGAATTGTTGGCTCACTTGCGCCGTTGCCGCCATCTAAGGCTTCCCAACGTGTGACAAATTTATAGTCAATACCACTAGCAGCACTAGCTTGTTCCATAAAGTCAAATTGTTTTTGTAGTTGTTCACCAACACGTTTGCTAACTTCACCAGACGCATCATCACGTAGGTTGCAGGTTACTGCGGTCCACGTCGGTTTGCCTGCTAGATAGACTTTACTGTTGTACACTGGAATTAAAATTTCTTCAAATTCTAATGTAGGACGTTTAAAATCTATAACTTGTTTAGTTAACTCAGTACTTGGTTGACTAACACCAAAGTTTTCAAATGTTACGCGAAAGCGGAACTTTAATTTAGGCATTAACAAACCTTGTGCGCTGGCACTTTGGTTTGTACTTAGCGGTACGGTAAACTTGCTTAATGATGATGTTGCCATCTTAGTATTCCTTTTATATATTTAGCTATTTCTTAGTCTATAACTGGGAGAGTTACCTCTCCCATTATATACGTACTTTATTATTAAACCCCAGCTGCAATAGCACCTGTATTTTTCAAGCGTACTGGAATGTAGATGAATTCAATTGCTTTAACTGGCTCAATTGCAATATCAATATACAATTCATTACGGTCAATACGATCTGGTGTGTTGTTAGTTGTATCACAAACTACTAAGTAATCATAGATACCACGTTTAGCAACTACATCATTAAGTACTGATTCAAATGCTTGTTTAACTTGGTTACGTGTAATTGTATCGTTTGGTTCAAATATGAACGGACGAGCAACTTCATCTAATACTTTACGTAAGTAACATACTAAACGAGCAACGTTAATACGATCCATTGCACTAGTTGATGCTGCACGAGTTTTTTGACCATAGTTTACTAGACCAACACCCGGTAATACTGTTAATGGGTTAACTCTTTGTGTGTACAATACATCACGCAGGCCGGCAGTAACACCAATGCTACGGAATGAATTACCGTCAGTTACATCAACATAACCAATCGAACTAACATTGTCAATTAAGCCACGACGTACACCAGCTGGTGCAAACCATGGATAGCTAACATTGTCGCTACGGATCATTGTACGTAACATCATGTGACTTGGCGGAACAACAACACTTTCGCCACCTAAGTCTGTACCTAGACCAGCTGGATAGAACACACCTAAATATTCACTTGAGCTTACTAAACCGTTTACACCGTTGTCTGATGCAAGATTTTGATTGCTTGCCCATGCTTCAATTTGTGTTGACGCTGAATTTAATGTAAGTGGACTATCACCAATAATAAATGCAGTTTGTTTACGATCATTATTTAAAGTAATCATGTTAGTGATTAACTCTGGATAACCAGGAGCACAAATTAAGTTAAATTGTACTTGTTCTTCACGTAATGCAACACTTGATTCAATTGCTGATTTCATAGCTTCAACAATAACATTGCGAACTGCTTTATGTCCAAAGTAAGGAACTAAGTTTTGATCAACACCACTGTTACTTACCCATGCCCCAACTTCTGTTGGAGGATTAACTTCATCTGAAAAGTATGTACTTTCAAAACGTTTTACACCATAGCCACTGCGGCGTGTGTTAAACAGTATTGTACCGCGAGCATATAATTGATAACTAGGGCAATCAAGATCGATATAGTTACTTGATGCTAAATCAACAATACTAGGAATTGCATCAACAATTGGATCTGTACTATCATTTGTACCCCAGCGTGCGTCAGCAAATACTACACCGTCGGCACTGACTTGATCTGTGTTATCTAATAATTCCCACACATTTGTATCAGTATAACGATAAATTACAGGATAGTTTTCTAAGTCAAGTGTATCAATCCACAAGTCACCTGGTACTAACTGTGCACCACCAACTTGTGTAGTTGGTCTAGCTGCTGCTAAGATAGGACCTAGCGGATCTGTTGCACTTAGATTATATCCACGTGCATCGTTTGTTACAGTTTTATAACCTTTCCAGTTAGAACCATCGTTAATCATAATATCAACTTCAAGAGCTGTATTATAATACCATAATGTACCATCTGCTGGGTTACTAAACGGTTCTGTAGTTGAATATGTATAAGTTAGTGGAGTAAACGGACTAGCCAAATATACACTACCCGCTGTAATTACTTGCATATTACTGTCAGCCGTTAATCCCGCGTCAAGTAGTGGAGTACCCGATGTTTGTGTAAATTTAATTGTACCACCGGCAAGATGACTAATACTTATAGCGCCGCTAGTTTCAACTAATGCTGAAATATTAGGCAAATTAGCCGCTAGTATATCAGCTACTAAACTTTGCGCTGTTGTGCTGCTTAGATTGATAGTTGCAGATTCTATAATTGTACTACCTGGTACGCTGACTTCCATAATAAATGCATCATTTGCGTCAAACAAAATCGGCGAAGTTGGAACTGTACCTGTTATTTTTACAATGCCAGTTACGTTTTTAACGTACGGTTTGAATGTAGCAGTTGATGTTGCTAGTGTATCATATTTAACATATACTGTACCAACACCTAATTGACCGCCGCCACCTATTAGATCTAATCCCTGTATTGCATCAGTATCGCTGGCATACAATGGAGCAGCCAATACTTGCCAAGAATTTAAAGTAGCACTGTATTCTTTAATACCCCAGTTTGCTCCGTTACCTGTAGCAGATGTTTTGAACCACACACTGCCGGCTGGACGAGGTGTAACATCACTGGTTCTCCACGCAGGAGCATTACGATACGTATCAAATGTTATTGTTGGGCTGTTAAATGTAACTACGTTTGCACTAGTAGTATTAAGCAGGCCTAATGGTACAGCGCAATCAGTTCCACCAATTGTTGTTCCCTTAGCAACTGTTAATACACCATCTGCCGTAACGCCATCACTTTTTGATAGACTGTTAATTCTAATTTCAAGTTGACCAACAACATTGACCGTTGCTGACACCCCAGGGATAGCCGCAGTATTAATATCTGCCGCAGCTGATGTTACTGTAGTTCCTGTCAATGATACGTTGATAGTGTTTAATACCATTTTGTGTCCAACAGTTAATGTTGGATTAGAAACTGTACCTGAGATAGCCGGAACTGCTGTTTTCCACGCATCACTACCAACTAATACCCAAGTATTATCGTATCGTTTAAAATAAACTGGATTTGACGGAGTTGTTACATTGATAGCATAGCTACCAATTGTTCCTACTGACGATAACGGAACACTGCCGCTTAATTGTGCAGTATCAGTAATTACAGTTGGAGTTTGCAATGCAAATCCAGTAGTGTCTTCATTCCATTCGTAAATACCCCAATTAGTGCCGGCTGTACTTACATCTAGCCAATATGCGCCATCTGAAGCAGTGCCTGTTGGGCGAATGCTTGTACCAGTTAACTCGGACAAGTTAACATCAGCACGTTGAACGTATATTTGATTAGACACACCTAATGCACTGTATGCCGCAAGTAAACCATATTCATTTAACTCATGTGCATGAATTGGATTATCACCTGAGTCAACTTGAAAGTTAATGCCGCCGAAACCAGTAACTAGTTCACGTTGACTAGTAAGTTTGATTAGTTTGCCTGCATTTGCCTTTGTCGTATACGTAGCAGTATTGCCATCTGGGTTTATTTTATCTTGGTCTGTAGCCAGTAATACATAAGCAACTGTGCCAGTTGCGGTTGGTTGGTATTGGCTTTCGTCTATAACGGTAACCGATACGCCTGGGGAAATTAATGATGCCATTTTTAGTATCCTTATATTATAATACTTTAAAATATTTATCAGTATTATCAAAATCCAGTCTATTAAGGAGCCTTTGGCAAAGGTTTGCTATAAATACTGTATGGATTTCCGCCCTTTATGTCAGAGTTGTACTAGAAACCCCGCAGCAATTAACTATAAGCGTGGCGGAGTAACTCATTTTCGAACTCGTTGCAGTGGATGTATCAGAAAGAACAGAAAGCTATTACCACAGAAACCAACTTGGATGCTTGCTGGTTATAAGAAGAAGCCACACTGTGAAAAATGTGGCTTCGAAGCAAAGTATAAACAACAACTTAGCGTATACTACGTCGACGGCAACTTAAAAAATAATGCGCTACTTAATTTAAGAACTATCTGTGCAAATTGTCAAATTATTATTGTTAAAGAAGGCTTAGGTTGGACCCAAGGTGATTTGACTCCGGATTTCTGATATAATTAAATCTTCAGTATTAG